CTAATTCGCGTGTATTTTATCTCGGCTTATTATATGTAAGGGCCCTATCGCTATCGCTGGCCCTTTTGTTGTAGGGTCATGTATAACTCCTATAACTGCTATCATGACGCTACCAAGCATATAAGGATTGCTCAATAGTTCAATTACATGCTGCTTTACAATTTCCCAGCTAGTTACAGTTTCCGGAGATACCCCCATGGCCGTCAAAATTACGCCTAAAAGGCCTATGTAAAAATACGGATTTTTAAATCTTAATTTCCAGTTAATTTTCATATTTGTCCCTCCTGTCAACAACTTCATATTTTCTCATTTCTTCTACTAATTTAGTTATGGTACCGTTGCCTCCAAGGCTATGATACTCAGCATACATTGCATTAACATTTTCAAGTCCGTGTAATGTAATTACTTTATCTTCGCAATAATGATAATAGGCTTGCACAATGCGGTCTCTGAGCAATGCTTGTATACCTCTGCTTTGTGCCTCCTGCTCTGCTTTTATGGTTTTAAACTTATTAAAGATTCTTTTGGCCCCAAGTATAATTGTTGTAAAGAGTACTCCAAAGCCTGCCTCAATCCAGTATTGTGCAATCCAGTTCATCCGTACCCTCCTACTTGTTTAATTTTTCAAATACCTGCTTGCCATACTGATACCCAAGTATATAGAGTATCGTGTTTAGCTGGTATTTCTGCATATTTTTATTGTCCTGCAGCATTAATGCAAATAGGCTGTCAGCATATTTATAAGCTTCCAGATACGCCATTGTGGCATCATCAAATTCATATTTTTCTTTTACGCTGTTATAATTGTCTGAATGGCTCTGGCAGCCGGCTACATCTACCACAAAATAATATTTAACCTGGCTCTGCAGCAAAGACAAGTCTGCGCATGTTCTTTCTGCTTTTGTGCTGTTTGGATCATTTATAAGTGCTCTGCTCTTTGCATCTAAACCATACCATAAAATAAAGTGTCCGCTTCTGGTCCAGTTGCCCTTACCCATGCAACATATAACCATATTGCCTTTTTCAACTTCCGCCAGGGCCTTTGCGTGATAATCGTTCGCCCACTGGTTTGCTTTACCATAAAGGCTGCTGCCATTTAACTGTGCTACTGATATATCATAAGCTTTACCCTGTGGAGCAAAATAACTATAATAAGTCCCCTGGTTAGGTGCCTTAAATCTATGTGACAAGGCCCATGCACATGTGTCCTTTGGAGTTACGTTTTTATTTTTAAGTGTTGCAATAACCATGGCCATGCAAGACGGTCCACATCCCGATGCGCCGACTGTGGTTTTTTCTCCTTTAGCTGAGTAATCTATATTTGCCCATTTAGGATCTGTTTGTAAATAACTTATTGGTTTCAAGTATATCCCTTCTTTCAAGGTACCGTCTTGGCCACAATTATTTAACTTAATAAACATTGATATTTCAATGTGGTTAGAAGGTACTGCTTTATCCCTTTTAATGAAATAAGGAGCCCGAAGGCTCCTATGTTGTTAATCTGTAATACTGTCTAAATCTTCCGTGGCCTGCTGCCAGTCAAAATCCTCTGGGATTCCCTGGTATGTATCCTGCCTTGTTACTCTTCCAGCATGGACACGGATTTCATACTTAAGCATGTCTGATCCGACGCTCATATCCTTCCCACCCTCTGCAATAGCGATACTCCTGATTACTCCATCATACTTCTTTTCAAATTCTTTATTTAACATATCTTTGTTCTTTCTGCCATTCCTGGCTAAAAAATGTATTAAAAAACACGCGTTATTGCGTGTCTTAAACAAATATTATTTATAACAATCCTAATTCAGACAGCTTCTTTTCAATCAACGTAAGCTGCCCCATTGTAACCATTACTCTCTCTTCTGTTACTTCTGGCTCTGTTGAAGTTGCTGGAGTAATTATCACGGGTTCCATTTTCATACTAACTCTCAGGGAGTAGTTGTCATAGACATGCTCTGTTGGGGTTTCTACGGTCTTGCCGTCTTTATCTGTAGTGGTTACTGTATCTATAACCGAAATCTTCTTTGTTTTAGTTGCATCTGCGAACAATTTATCTAACTGATCAAAAGGATAATCACCCTTCTTGAAAACGAACTCCAGGCTGTCCCTGTTTGCCCCTTGAAAATATGTAGACTTCCCATTTATACATATAACATTTAACTCTGTATTATCATTTAATTTAATCTTCATATAAACACCTCTTTCTATTCTAACCATATTTTACTTACTTTGATTGCACCATTCTTAGCCGCACCGATATAAATATAATGACTTGTGGAAATGCTAGATATAGGCAATGCAATTTTACCCGCTCCTGTAAAAGAAATTGATGCTGTAAAATTAAAACCATTACCACTTACATTTGAATTTTGTGCTAGTATCCAAGCTCTTTCACCACCTAAATAATAATCAACCTGTGCATATAAGTAATTATACTTTGATAAATCAATTTTATTATTTGTTATCATTCCCACATCAGACACAGTATTTGCAGTACATACTAATTGAGTTCCATTATTACTTACATTACCAGAACTACCCTCTGGGACTGGGTAAAATTTTATCCATCCACCAGTTATATAAGAATACTCATTACCTGCATTGTAGAGTATTCCATTCCAATTACTAAACACTTTTCTATTTAATCCACCAACGCCCCTATACTGTTCCTTTATTTCTCTGTTTACACCACCAACACCTCTAAATTGCTGTTTAATCTCACGGTTTACACCGCCTACACCTCTATATATTGTCATAGTTAATCACCTCAATATACTTGGTGCTGTGCACCTTCAGTAAGAGCAGAACTTGGAGCGGAAGTTGAGCATGTGATGTTATGTTCGCCGTAAACCTTCCAAGCTGTACCTGAACCATAGATACTTAATTTTAGTAAAGAACTTATTTCAGTATTTTCATTCCCTAATGTCATGCATCTTCCTGCTACACCTATTAAACTATAATTTGCAAATAAAAGTGTATCATCATCTGCCATACGCACTAAAGAGCCCCTTTGTCTTGTTGTGTTGGTTAGTACAACATTGGTATTTGAAGGACTCTTAACTTCCAAATATCCACTCAATGTTCCACCAGTTAACGGCAGGCCTGTTAAGTGGGTAAGCACATTATTAGTAATCCAAGATATAACTGCATCCTTCGTACCACTAATTGCAGTGTTGAGTATGGGATATTCCATGTCTACGTTTATTATCAATAGACTGGCTTTTCCATTCTCTTTGTATTTCCAATTAACTCCATCATGATAGCAATTTACGGCAAAATACATCACATTGCCATCCCTAATCATAATAATATTTTGCCCCATTACTATTTGATTAGCGGGTAGTCCTACAGTGCCACCGCCAACAGTCTTTAATACTCCTGTCATCTGCACGCTGCCGTCTTTTTTTAGCATATTATCGGCATTCTGCTTCATTTGGGTATCAATTTTATCCATGTTTGAATTTTGGATTTCAATATCGTAATACTCTGTAGCTGCTGGTTTTGTTAATCCATAGTTAGTTGTCGTTGTAGCCATTAGTTAACCACCTCATTTCTTAGTTTATAGTGTGTATAAGCCGATAATTGGGCGTGTGTATGTTTGGCCAATACGTTGTTGGTATTGTAAACATATTCAAAAGTATATGATAGGTGTGCTGGCTTAATTTCTTCTATGGTCAGCGTAAGGTCCGCCATATTTGGAGGCATTCCCAATGTACCGACAAACTTAATCTTAAAGCTATAATTAGCAGGATTCTCTATCACCTCAACTTGGCCATTTGAATATGATGCAGCCGTGTCTATAATCATTTGCTTGGTTACGGTTCCCACACCAACGATTTTAGCTTTGATTCTTTCTCTCCTGAAGGAATCACTTTTTGAAACATCTACCTTTAATCCATAAACCTTTTCATATCTGCCTAAAAGACTTGATGCAGTATTAACAAAGCATTCGTCTATGGTTTCATTAAAGGATTCTGCCAGGTTATTTATTTTGGTACCCAGTATGCTTTGTAACTCCTCCATTGTGGTATTGTTTTCATATATTGGGGGAAGCAGCTCCATTAAATTATCCATACTAAACCTCCGTCAGGGTAATAGTACCCGTAATAGGCATTTGCTCATCTGTAAGCGATATATTTGCAGTTCCGTTATTTACAAGTAAAGTATTATAGTCCTTAACTCCATCAGTAGCTAAAAGCAAACTCCCTATTTGAGCATAACTGATACTATACGTTTCAAATACCGTATCTTTTAAGTAAGTTGTAATTGTAGAAATAAAAGCATTCTGCACATCAGCAAGCAATTTTGACCCATCTAACATTATTTTAGCAGATATATTTATAGTCTGACTTGTTGGGCTTGCTACCGTTACATTAGCGCCTATTGGTCTAACAGTTTCTATATAACTCGATACTTTACCCGGTAAAGTATTGTCAATAGACATATTACTATCCACTACTAAGACTCTTACAGTCCCCGCACCATTCCACAATGGGAACACTTTAGCATTTCCTACCCCCAATACTTTTAGAGCCCACTCCTTATAATTGTCTGCGTTTCCAGAAGTTGAAGGGGCCTGAACCTTTGCATAGAACCTTGACCTAAGATTATCGTCTGTTTCTTCATCAGTTCCGGAAGTTATTATATCGGTTAAGGTGGCAGTTATGCCTGATACATTATCAATATTTTCAAGTTCTCCGGAATACGTATTACCGATTGTTCCTATTTGTTGACACACAGCGCTATAAACATTTGCTGAAATTAAACTGGTAATAGTGTAGGTTGTATCATTCAGTCCCCATCTGGTACCCAGCATTATCTCTCCCGTAGTAGTAACCTTTCTAACAGCATAAGTGGCCGCTTTTCTAGTCAAGCCGTAATCAGCCACAACCCGGTCCAGGTATTCCCCTACTGCCGTGTCACCGGAAACTAAATTGATAAAATTATCTAAATTAAAATAGGTCTGTGCTAATTGGTATGCACAAGGAGCAAGAGCGTCATAGATAACGGAACCCTCTTTTTTATCAACATCGTTTTTAACCTTGCTTAACATGTCATTTAAGATTGCTTCATAAGTCATACTCTCGAACATTAAACATTCACCCCCTTTGTGATTGTTGTTTTTCCGTAAATACTGGATACATCAAAAGTACAAAGTATTTCATCCCCATTAACAGTAAAATTAAAATTGTCTGCAGTTTCAATTCTGCTATCCTGCAGTAAGCACTCCTGGATTCTTCTTTTAAGTTCAATTTTTACATAGTCAACATCCTTGCCCGTTAAATTATCCAAATCAATCCCATAAGAAAAGCTATATATCGGATACTCATATTTTTCAGTATTAAGTACCTTATATATAGCTTGTTCTAATGCCTCTATTTGGTCAACAGAGCCTTGTATTTTATCGATTGATAGTTTATACGTCTTTGAGGTTTCAGTTTCCTTTGTGACTTCAAAATCACTGCTTATTATCTCCGGGGTCATGATTTGGTCACCCCTTTAATTTGAATACTTGATAAAGTCATTCCGTCTGAAATAGTAATTGGATTTATACTTACAGTCATATTCTTTGCGATTGGTACAAAACCAATAATCTCCACAATATAATACTCCTGTCCACCGTGATTTCTTATCAACCTTACTCTGTCACCTACACTAATAAAGTCTTTCAAATTGCCTTTAATTAAAACATTTGGCACTGTTATTTTATCGTTTATTTTTATTCCGGTGTTTGTAACAGTACCAATAATCAAACTGCAAAGTTTTACATTATTTAAATAATTTTGTACAATTGTTTTAATCTCATTTATCAAATTGACACCTCCAGACTCATAGTGTGATTAGGTAAAAAAGTATGAGTAGCCTCTTTTACAATCAGCCGTTTATTTAAGCCTATATCAGATATATAAGCATAGAAGCTGCTCCCAGCTCTGATACTTGTATCACCTATACAATCTAACGTTAGTGTTTCCTGCTCTCTATTGTATAAACTTAAAAGCATATTTGCTTTAGATTTGGCTTGTGACGCATTTGAATTTTTATCTAAAGTCTCAAAATACTGTAGCATACCATACTTCTTTATTGATTTTTCATCTTTGGCCCCACAAATTGACTTGTACTCGCGGTATCCCCTTTTATGTATAATTTAATTTGGTTATAGAAGTCATCGTCTATTGATTTTTCATAATTAAAATCATAGCATAAACTTTTATCACCTAAAATAAGATTACTTTTAAGGCTATCTAAGTTCCGAAATGTTATCAAACCAAATTCGTCTCTCAGGGCGTATTTTTTACCCGTACCAACTAGCGTATCACTCAATGCGTTGTAAATTATATCTAGCCATGTTTTGTCGTCCTGCACGCTTACTGGCAAAATGTATCCAGTATTTGTTAATGACCCTATGTGTAATCCAAGATAATTACACATCCTTTTAATTATATCTGTAGCAGTTTCGCCGTTAATTACGATTGAATCTTTTGTTTTACAATATCTTAACTGATCATACGCTGTTACCGTGATCTCTTTTTCATCGCTTCTGGTTACCTTAAACGCTATTCCATTAAAAATGTTTGCATTGCCATATTTAAACCTTACAACACTCCCATTAGTAATAATTAAATCATCATTAACGTAAGAAAACTCTAACTTGCTGCATCCGTCATTCAAATTATCGGTATAAGTAACTTTGGTTATCAATTCGCTAATTTCGTAGAACTCACCGTCAACTCTAACTAAAAATTCCATCAAATTCCTCCTAACCCGGTATTGTTAAAACCTGCCCTGGATAAATAAGAGACGGATTTTTAATTTTATCCTTATTGGCATTGTATATTTTCGTGTAAAGTGCTCCATTCCCATAATAAGTCTTGGCAATCTTCCAGAGATTTTCTCCCTTTACAACTGTGTGTGTGCCTTTGCTTTTAGCGCTCAACCCTGATGCGGCAACTATTGATTTTGACACTATTGTTGCTGAGAAATTTGAAACCATAACTACATTGGATTTCTTCCCGTACTCCTTATATTCTGTTAAACCAAAAGACACATATTTGTCTCCCTCTTCCCCTGCCTTTTCTATAATGGTGAGCTCTGTTATCAGGACTAAGGTATTAATATCATCGCCTATTCCATTGCTGGCGATAAATCTTACAGGGGTAAGAGCCTTTCTCCATTTTTCAAACAGATTAATATAGTAATCCGCATTTTGGAACTTCTCTGATGTCTGTACGTAATGCAAGGCCGTATGAGGTAATTCACACTCAAAAGAATATTCTTTGAGCTCCATGCTGGTGGGCACAATTACCTCACCCAATTTAAGCACCTTATATTTTTCCGTTGACATAGTACTTTTTACTTCTATCTGTTCCGGATTTACAGGAAGCCTATATGTTTGATTTTCATAATCGAAAAATATAGCATAACTACTCATTTTTAATAATCTCCCTCTCCTACGGATGCAAGCTGCTGTTGCATTATTTTGCCCATACGCTTATACATTTTATCCACATCTGCCGTCTCATGAACGTCACCAAAAGTAACCTGAATGTTTGGCGCCAGTGTGGCCGTGCTAAACTTATTAACAAAATCACGCTCTGCAATATCTCTTAAATATTGCAGATCCTCATCTGACATATTCACATCCACTTTACCGTCGTTTCCCGTCCCTTCAACCTTCATAGGGTTGCCGGTGGTACCGAGCCCGCTTGCAAGGTCATTCAAATTAGGTCCTTTCATAAATCCACCGAGCTTACTGCCTATACTTCCCAGCTTATCACTGGCCGAAGAATAAAACTTTTTCCCAATCTTAGAGCCGGCATCGTAAGCTTCAGACAGGTTTGCAAATTTCTGGTACTTAAGGTCTCCATATGATTCATTTATGCCATCGATAAGATTTATCTTAACCCCAGGAATTTTATTGAGAGCCCGTATAATTAAATTGATTGCTGCTATTGCATCATTGACGCAGCTTGTAACTACTTCATCTACACTTTTTAGGACGAAAATGAATGCATTGTAAACTGCAGTTCCCAGATTTTGAAGTAGAGCGATTACTACGCCAATACAGCCACCAATAAAGCCAAACACTTGTGATGCTTTTACACCCAATGCCTGCAGAATTATAACAATTAATGCAATGGCAACAATAACTAAGAGTACCTGCCAGTGAAGTATAAGCCATGCTGCGACCTGTGCCCAGACGGCTGCAGCCTGTGCCCATAAAACTGGAATCATCAGGAATAGTTTTTTAATAATACTTGCCAGAAGTACAGCACCTATGGCTATTAAAAGAGGACTCGCTATATTGAAAAACTCCTGCATGGAAATCCCAGCCTTATCAAGTCCCTCAATTAATAAGCCTATGGCAGCAACTATCAGAAATACAGGAAAATTGAGCTTTGCAAATAAAGCAGCTATACTGCCAAGTTTCATTATTATGCCGGCTAATATTGAAGCCGATAGTGCAATCAGTATGGGACCAATGAAGCTCCAGTATTTTGTTGTAATCTGGATTATCCAATTTATAGCGCTGCCAAGTGTATATACGGCGCCTACAGCATTGTTAAACATGGACTGGAATCCGGAGGAGTTGATAAGCTTATTAATTGTTTTAAATGTATCGCTGAATGCCCTTGTTGCACTGTTTTTAAATTTATTCCAAACATCTCCAAAAGTCATTGGCATTTTTTTAAACTTTTCGTTTATTTCATCAGCAGCCGCAAACATGGCGTTTTTAATAATGTCAGCAGTGATTGTTCCATCCGCGGACATTTGCTTTAAATCTCCTTTAGTTTTTCCTGTATAAGTCGCTATGGCTTGTGCAAGCATAGGAGCATTTTCCATAATAGACCTAAATTCATCTCCTTGCAGCTTCCCTGCTGCCATGGCCTGTGTTAACTGGTACATACCCGCCGTTTGTTCTTCAGTGCTAGCTCCACTCAATTTAAAAGATTTTTGCATTAACGCGGCAAACTTTATTGTTTCATCGTTTGAACTAAATGCATCCCCCGCAAGCATACCAAGTTTTGCAATAGAGCCGGCCATGCTGGCATACGCGCCTCTTGACTGATCTGCTGCAGCGAAGATTTTATCCTGCAGCTCTGATTGGGTCTGAAGTCCATCATTTATAAGTTTAAGCCTGGACTGAGTATTTATATAAGTATCAACAATGCTCATACCCTTTACTGCACTTGCGATTGAAAGAGCTGCCCTTACATAATTACCAATACTACCTGTAGCTGAATTGGCACTCGCGCTAGTATTTTTTAACTTTTGGTTAAACTGATCAGTCGCCCCACTCGCTCTTAGTATTTTATTTGTAGCGTCAGCTGTCTTTTGGCTGATTTTTGAAATGGTGTTTGAGTAGCCATCGTATAACTTAAACATAGCTGATAATGTAGGCATTATCACTTACCTCTTTTCCGCTTTATTTTTTTCTCATCCTCTTTTTCTTTCTCCATCCTGGTGCAAATACTTCCGTATACAAAAGCCTTTTCTCTTTGACTCATATTAGCCAGAACAGAAGGCAGGATATGTAATCTTTGTAAAGCAAAGTGGGCCAGGTTAAATTCCTGCTCACCTTGCTTTATTCGTTTTTTACTTCTTCAATATCCTCATTAATATCTTCATTCAGTCCGCTCAATTCCTGGACCTCCTGTGCCAGGGTGGCGTACTCTCCCACTAATAACATTTTTTTAGTAAGTTTGATTCCCCTAGTACCCCATACCTTTTCTGTAATTCTGCATTAGCCAGATCCGGAAAAATAACAGCAGAAGCAGTCAGTGCCTGGACGTATTCTGTTCTGTCGAAAGTTTCATTCCCCTTTCTGTCTTTTTTAGAGAATTTTTTAATAAGTGCATTGTTTTCATCCTGAGTTATAGGTCTGATTATGAAAGGCACGGCCTTTCCATCTTCTCTGAACCTTTCAGAAACAACAACCTCTTTATTTTCTACCTGTATAGGATTTAAAAATGCGTTTAAAGAACTCATATATACCTCTCTTTCATCTTAAAAGGGAGCCTTTCAGCTCCCTCTGTAAATTATCTAAAATTTTCTGGTAAATCGAAAGTCCGCAAACATTCAATTGTATCAAACGTAATATCTGTATCAAAGGTAATTGGATCATCTGAACCATCATCAATCGATGCAGCAGGAATGGAATTAAGAATAACATTCCCAAGTACAACCTCTTGCCTGCCTACAGTAGACTGCGTATCTTCATTGTAAGTCTGAATGGTTATAGGTGGGTAGGTGCCATTTTTTAGATACGTTAAAGTCTGTTTTAGCATTTCGCTATTAGCAAAATACATCGTCATGCTTCCTGTGCCTTCTGCACCTGTAACTTTGTGCTGAGTCATCCTGGTACCCAACATCCGTTTTGAGGTTACTGTCAATTCAATTTGTGCAGTAATGGATGACAGCTCAAAGAGTTCTCTGTTTTTTCCGTTAATTGTGATATACGCTTTACCTTCATGGGAAGATAAAGTATCAGCTAATTTTGTATAAGTATCAGACATTTATAGACCTCCCTTCTTAAGCCAAATTAACTGTAATATAAATTTTTTCTGCGCTGTCAACAGGCTGGATATGACAATTAATCAATACCGCATCAGAATCAGCACCTGCGGAAACAGTTACATCATCAGCAGTAAAATTCTGAATTGCCGACAAACTTTGAAGGGTATTGAAATATTCAATCAAAGTTGCTCTTAATAATGATCTACCGTCAGCATTGTTATTTATCTTTCCAATGTAGCTGCTTTCAAAAATCTGCACTATGTCATTATTTATATTATCAATAGTACGAATCAGCCTGTTCTTCCGGAATAATTTGCTTTTTCCCGTAGAGTATGTGGTAAGTGAATTAATATCATAAACCACACTAACATTTTGAGCAGAATCTACTTTTAAAATAAACTTCCCTGCTGTAATAGCTGTTTCCATTTCTGTTTTAGTCATCCTCGGTACTGCGTCGATTGCTCCGGGATAAGACTGGCCTGTGTTCGATTTATTTATATTTGCCCCTGCTGTAATACCTGCCACCCATGCTGTTACTTGTGCTGCAGTGAGCGCCATGCCATTGGAGAGTTTAACTCCTTGTACCACATTAATTACTGACTCACTGTCTGCTGTGTGATCCGTAAGCACTGCCTGTAATTTTACGCCGTCATCATCTCTCATGGATTTAACCCATGTAACAATAGCTGCTTGGTTCGCATCTGTGTCATAAGGATAGCACAAAACATTAAATTCAATGGTCTTTAATGCAGCTAACGCTGCAGTAAGTACCTCTGCCGTATGCGCGGTGCCTAAATTATAAACTATAACAGTCTTAGCACCCTTTAAGGCTTCCGACGTAAGCAGTTTATCCGCTGCCGTAGCGCCTTCCGGCCACTGACTTGCGTCTGCAGATGTAATGGTATACATCTTACCTGCAGCACCTACACTCATTTCCTGTAACAATACAACTACGCCCCGATCACCCGGAGTAATGGATAAAGCCGTATTAGTTAAGAAGTTGACATAGGCACCAGGTAATATTTTATTTTGCGTTGTCCATGTTCCTGCCATTTTTCAACCTTCTTTCTATAGTTTTGTATTTGTTGTTTGAGACTTCATTACTATACCAGTCTCAGGAATCATTTCTGAATAATTAATATCAAAAGTAAAATGTAATACCTTGTCTGTAATTTTGGCCTGCTTATTAAGCACTCTATAACTGCCTATTAAATCAAACGCTCTAAACAGGTCTAATTGTACGTTTAGGCAATCTAAGTTTATTTTTGCAGTAGACTGTCCACTAAAATAGTCAATATTAAAAGATACGCAGCTTTTATACTTCTGATTGATTCTCTTTTCATAATCCTGGTTGATAAGTGAAATTAGAAAGGAAGGCATTTTAAAGTTTTGCGGTACATTTTCATCATAAACCGTGCTTAACGGATACAGTTCCACCAGTTTATCTGCTATGGCCTGTTTTATACTATTTACCATGCTTCTTATTCACCCTTTCCACTTCTTTTTCAAATTCATTTTTTAAAGTTTTTTCCACCAATCTTATTGCCCCTTCAAGTATAAATTTACCTTTAATAAACCCAATAGTTTCCCCAAGCTTATTTACTATTCGGTGTCCATCATTTACATAAGATGAGTAATCTGCAGTATTAATTAATTCTTTCTCTGCTCCTTGTTTGGACTTCCTTGCCGGTACAGCTCGCCAACTCTTTTGCATAAAACTCGTTGCAACAGGTGTGTTTTCCTTGGCGTTTCGTGCACCCACGTTAACTGATTTATCAAGCACCTTGACATCAATTTCCCTTATGTCCCCAAACATGCTTTGAAGTTCTGATCTGAACTTATTAATAGCTGCCTGGTTTCGCCCTTGGTTGCTGCTCACGCCTTTTCACTTCGCTTTACGTTAAATTCTTGATGGTTTGTATAGGGGAACCCTTCGCCAACTATCAAAGTAATTTTTTTACCGTTTCTTTGCGTTACGATAACCTTGTCGCCTTCTTTTATGTCAGTATTAATGCCGCAAAATAAAGTATAGGAATTAACCAAATTAGGTGCACCATCTTCTCCAACGTCATTTAATGAACCTTTGCTGTACTGGCATTTTACGTCAGTAGCCACGAGTATTTCATCACTTGAGGTAATATTATTTATTGTTTGTTCTTCCCACCGATAAACAGCCATCTTATCTTTCCATAGCCTTTCAAGTACACTCATGATTGAACCCTCCTAAAACGATGGAGTGCTTTTTTATCCACGTCAGATAAGCCGTAAACTGCATCTTTTGAAAAGTTCTGGTCCACATTATAGGTGATGTTTGTATCACCTTCCTTTATGGACTTTACATCAAATACGGTATCCGTACCATTCTCAGCCTCATAATTAATAATACCCTGCAGCTTTTTTCTTACGAAAGGCTCCAACTCAACCGGCAAATCAATTAATGCATACGCTTCCTCAGCTGTTATTCCCTGTCTTTCAGCAGTAATCTCAACTGGTATTTTAGGAAGATTACAATAATCCATCACATTTTGTAGTATATCTTTTATTGCTAGATCCCTGCTTGCATCCGTAATGTTTAAATTGGTTTTTACTTTTGAAATAAGTTTATCAATATGCACTTAATCAACTCCTTAAAAAAGGGTGCTGATTACTCAGTACCCTTAAATATTTATCCCAACTTATGCTTAATGGCAACAATTCTAAGCTGCTTTGGCTCATATACTGGATTCCAGTTTTCAGCCATTGCCAGCTCTGTTCTAAGAGGAGTTTCCACCTTAGTTCTTGTCTTGCCGGTATACGCGATTCCTCTTGGATGCAGTATAAACGCCTTTCTGTTAATCAAATAATCAATACCGCCACCGGTCTGTTTATCCCGGTCAAATTCAGTTGCAACATGTCCTACCGGGCTACCATTGCCAAGCGCAACAGCTCCGTTTCCAAAGAGATATGTAATATAATTTCCGTCACTGTCTACAGGGCATCCATCATCAACAGTAACTTTACGGTCCTGATATGATTCAAATTCAACACCAGTAGAATCTCTTTCTGTTGCAATTAAGTTCTTTTTCTTCAGATAGGTTTTAGTAGCACTATGCATTGCAACCCCGTCAACTGGGACTGTGCATCTCCCAAGAGCTGACACCCATCAATAAACGCACTCGCACTTATAATTTTAGCTGCTGCTGTGCCAGAAGCTGTCAAATCCAAAATATGATTTAACATAGGTGTCGTGGCGGAGCCACCACTTGGTGTATATGTACCGAATACACCTTTTAAAATTGCAATTAATTCTTTTTGCATATCTCTTGCCCAGAATCCTGCAACTAAATCACCAATTGCCTTCATTGGATCTGCACCGGCCAAGGCTGCAGCCAGATTAGATGATCCCCACATTTTCTGTCTTAAGATAGTAGTGGACACATCCTTATTTGAACCTATCTTAGACGGTGTCATCTTAACATCTTCTAATGTTGGCTCTGATTCTCCGTTCAGGTCCTCGAAGAATGGCATATTATGTGTTCTTGCTGCCTCGCTTGCCAGCTTATCAAATTCCTCATTGTTTGTGATGATTCCACTCTGAAATAAAGCGGAGAGTTCCATTGTTCGATTAATTACATACGGATTAAATAATTCGGGGACTATCACGTCCGCAATTTTTGTTTGTGCCATATAATTTCACCTTTTACCTTTCTTTAAATTGTTATACCGGCAGCTGCAGCCAATTCCTTGGCCTGTGCCGGATTAGATTTTAATAGCTTCCCCTGCTCTGTAAGATTAAAGGTATCTTTTGCAAAAGGATTTTTACCCTGATACCCATCACCACCTGCAGGATTATAATTTGTGTCAGCCTTGCCGGTTTTAAAAATCTGTGGAATTGACTCTTTATACGACTTGACGGTTTCCTCAAGGCCTATTGGATTTCCGTCCTTATCGAAATTAAACTTATCAACTCCACCATGCTTATAAATGAGGTAATCCGGATCAGTGACATCTATGCTCCTGAGTTTATCTTTCAAGGAATATTCTTTTCTACTCTTTTCAGAATCTACTCTAAGGTTCTTGATTGTTTCTTCATGCTCCTTAATGGTTTTCTGTAAAGTCTCGTTATCCCCGTTACTCTTCTTCAAGGTTTCAATTGTACCATTGGCTGTCTTAAGCTGTTCCTTAAGATTGTTATTGTCTGTTTCCATGGTAGAATATTTACCTTTACCGACATATTCACCGGTTCCTAGATCTGCAAGCTTAATCTGTTTCTCCTTATTCTCTGGTTTAACGTTATAGTCGTTTATAAGCTTTTCAAATTCAGCATACTTCTCGCCTAAAATTTCTTTTAAAAATTCCATATAATCCTTTCTACCACTTTGTTTTTATTTGCGGTGTCTCCGCTGTGGTGCAGAGTTTAAGCCTCTATCTGCAAGAGGGAATTAATAGTTTAAACGTCATTTCGGACATAAAATAAGACCAGAATACTGATCTTAAAATTATCATGTTAAAAAATACCAATTCTTTCTTACTCTCTTTAATAAAAGTGCTATTATATTAGTATTAACTTAAGTTGAAATTTAGTAAGAAAGGAGTTGATTTTATGTCCCTATAAAGCCAGGCCAAACAGCACCTAAATCCGGTCAATACGAAGTCGTTGGCCCAAGAGGCGGTCATACAGGTAAGGAAGTAACTATACCTAAAGGCCATACAGCGCCTCCTACACAAAAACCGGGACAATCTTATAATCTAGTAGATCCTACTAAAAATAAGTCCGGTAAATAACTTGATTGTTCCCCAATTATAACCTATAATTGGGGAACTACACCAAACATTTCAGGATTATCAACAATTACCATATACAAGCCTCTTGCAAGTGCATCTATAGTATTTTCATCATTTTCAATTTCTAAATCAAAATGTTTAGATACCCCGTGAAGTATTTCATGTAATAGTGTTTTACATTCTCCCTGCTTACTTTGCAAGCCAGGCGCAAGCCTAATCATAGTCTTATCGTAATCAATATGCCCATAAGCCAATGAAGTACCATTATTTAGACCTTCTTCGTATCTTACTTCATATTTAACTCCTCCTATGCGCACAATTTCTGGTATGTTCAAATTACTCCCCTCCTCAATTTTACATATAAAAATACCGCTAAGCATTTAGCTTATGCGGTACTTAATTATCGTGATATTTACAATTCCTACAAACCTTTTGCCAATTCTCAACCCTTTTAATAGTATTCGGCAGGACCGTATCCTTAATGACGTTTTCACACACGTCAACAATAGTAACACATTCTCCCATATCTATATCCTTATTAATTATTGGACATTTTATCATTACTCATCACCTCTAATAACTTTTTAAACTTTTCATCATATTCAATACTCTTATACGCAGTACTTACTTTTTTATCCTCTAAATTGATTACGCTGCAGCCATTTTCAGAAACGTAAACGCGGACCTTTCCATTCCATCTACTATAAGCCGCAATCGCATTGTCAATATATGATTGCGCCATTTTCTTTGTCACATTATGCTTTCTATCGGTATTGATATGTAAGTCAGAAAACTCAAAATCGGATAAGTCAATTCTGTTCAGTTCCTTAATAACTTGACCTTTAATTTTCAAATTTGCCGATTTTTCAACCAGTTTATTAAATCTGTTCGTTTTAGCAAAATTGTCTTTCAATACTTCCCATTGCGCAGTATTATTATACTTCAGGTTCTGGAACTCATCAAGTGATTTTGGAACGTCTGAGCCAAGAATACTTTTATACTTAGAGTGTAATTTTTTATCGCTGGTATAGTTTTTGGTTTTCTTCTCTGCCGATAGCATTTCCGGATTACTACCAATGTATTTATCGTGCCATTCTTTATAGGTCATATCTGCAGGGACTTTATAAACCTTTCCTTCTTCGTCTCGTGCTACCCTTGTACTTTTTGAATAATCAACATCCTCATAGCGTGGCGTTGTTGTAGTTCTACAAAATGCATGAAAAGGCGGATAGTTAATCCCGGTTACTGCTTCAGCTACCAGATATATACTGCCGTCTATCTCTCTGCACATGTCTGACGTTTTCATGTCCAGGGTAGCAAGATTTTGATACTTTTCTACACCACTTTCTTTATATGCTGCTAGGGTACCCTGTTCTATTATAAAACTGCCATCCGTGTGCAGCAATCTATATGCATCATATTCTCTGGATTGAAACTTCTTGGCAAACTCTCCCTTTAATGTAGCGGGGTTCTTGCCCTGTACAAGCATAGTAGTTATTGATTCGTTAAGCTGCTGTTGTAAAAAATCTTTCTGTTTCCAGAGCCTGTCAGAATAGTTTGCACCATTAAATGGGTAATTTATTAATGTTTCTACAGATATGGGTTCAACCTGTGCGAACTGAAAATGAAACCCAGTATACACATCTGTACTATACCAATTCTGGTAATAGGTATTGGTATATAGCTCTTTTAGCATACTTTTCCCATTATGCTCATAATCTACTGCATAGAGTTTTTGTAGCGTTGCATCAATCTGTTTTTTAAGAGCTTCATAACGTGTTATTCTGGCTTTTATGGACATGTTTGTAAGTTCCTGATCATATTCTCCCATAGTCTCATTAACACGCTCTATAAAGTCCTTTAATTCCCCTATTTCCTGTTTATCAAGCAGCGTTTGTGCTTTTGTAAAAGAAACTCCATTGTTATCTGCATACTTGGCATAAAAGAGATAAATCACCTGTTGTATTTCCTTATTCGCCTGTTCAAAAGACTTCTTAAGGCTCTGATAGTAATCATTAACAGTTTTTTCTCCTGATAGAAAAGTTTGCTCCTGGCGTTTTTGCCAGTAATCACTTGTTTGCTGCACCATCCATCACCTGCTTTTTATCATTGTGGTTTGTCTCAATATCCTTTTTATTCTGATTAATCATATCACTCTCAGGAATCTTATCTTCTTCCTCAATCTGTTGTATCTCTTTTTCCGGATCTTTAACCCAAGGATGATTTTTAACAATGGTTTTCTTAGATATAACACTCTGGCTCTTTTGTGCAATATCCGCAAGTTCCGTATCATTTGTAATTGCTGTCCTTGTCCATGTTTGAATGATAGATTTACACTCAACTCCGATATATTGACAGATAGCTCTAACAAACTCACCAAATGCAAGCCGAAATTCTGTCTCCATTAACCCAGCTTTTAATGACAGAAGAGAATACAAGTATTTCAATGCAACTCCAGAAGCATTACCAAAACTCTCCGGCTGTGGGTCAACCCCCTGCCCTTGTTCAAAAATTGCCTTTCTGGTTATTGTAAGTAGCTTTTCTCTGGCTTCCACCGGAATATTAATGGTTAGTGAAGAAACTCCAGAGCCGTCATCTCCATCTACTTTTATAGCCTTATACTTTTTTAGGTCCTGAATAAATTCTTTCAAGTCTGTGCCGCCATATCCGCTTAAAATAAAAATAATCTCCTGTATGTCTTCGAGATCATTTACAAATCCGCTGTATACTTTGTCATATGTGTCTATCAGGCTCTTGATGTTATCCAGATCACTGGTGCCAACATTGTTATTGAAGAATGGAATAAATGGTACTCTACCAAGGCCATGCTGGTATGTGTTGACCATTTCACCCGTCTGGGTATCTTCCACGAACTGATAAAACATTGAATAGGCCTGTAGCCCTTCATCTACCGTATCAGAAGTTTTTTTGCGGAATGCCTGGCAAACTGTATCATTCCAATATTCATAAATAGTATATTTATCTCCAGTTAATTCATCAACTTCATCATGTATCCTAAGCAGTCCAATTAGTTTTTTATTTAAATCTGTTGACCATATCGGTATAATTTGTTTTGAGTCAATCACGCCATACTCAAACTTTTTGTCACTATTTATCCAGTAATGTAACCAAGATACTGTACTGTTGGAAGCATTTATACAAAGATCTTTACATGTTTTAGCATATCTATCCCCTAACTCATCAACTATCTGCTTATTGGCTGTATTATTGCCAACATCAAATAGCGGTGGTGCTGTAAACATGTAAGCTGCCTTCTGATTGACTAGAAGGCTGTGAAAGTTAGAGGGTATTCGATTATCTGCATTTCGCAGCGGATTTTCCTCTTTATCTTCTTCTTTGCTCTTATCAGGAAATAAAATATCATTCTTATTTTTGTAATACCGCTCTGCAACTAATGATTTTATAATCATATCAGAGTGATGTGTTGCATATTTTTTAATCGTCTTTTTCATTACATCCAAATCCATGCTTTTTCTCACCTACCTTTCTACTTAAATATTGAAATACCATTGCCTTTATACAGAATGGTATAGCAAAAATACCTAACTGCATCCATAGCATGGTCATGCTGTTTAATCGGCTTATCTTCGCCACGTTCGCAAGCTTTTATGTCCCAGATATAAGAACTAAACTCCAGGATTGTATTGACGCATTCCGCAGAAAAACATATTTTTTCTTGATTTAACATAGAAGCTACAAACCGGATTCCATCTAACACATCATTACGTGCTTTCTTGATGCTGTATCCTCGTCTGCGAAGTTCTGTTATGAAGGACGCTGCACTAGGGTCAATGATTATTTTTGCTGGCTTAATATCTCCCAGGAAAGCTTTTAGATCATCAGCATACTCTGAATCAGTCTTTTGCTCTGCCTCATCCCTTCCGGAATAATAGTACTCTTTGGTACATACCCACTGCCCTTATTATTTTTACACCACAGTAAGAAAACCGTAGCGTTTTGGATACCATAGTCAATGCTGACATAGTAAATGTCTTTAAGCAGCCCTGTAACTGTATCAAGCACATGCTTTGCTTTATCAAACATATCATAGATAACACCTTCAGCAACTACCCATAAACCTAATATGTATCTTTGGAAGAATACACCCGAATACATTGCCCTGTAACGGGCTTTAATCTTCTCAGATAAGGACAGATTGTCGTCCATGGTGAAATGCAGATAAATAATATTCTTTTCGTCAATTTTATCAATCCAGTTTAATTTGAACCAGTGATATGGCCCATCCGGATTGCAGTTAAACCAGAACTTTGAACCTTCCACAGAGCAACGCCCTGTTGCCTGGTTAACAAAAGATTCCGGCATCAGTGCAACTTCATCAAAAAAGACCCCGGCCAGAGTAATACCCTGGATGAGGTCCTGAGAACGTTCATCCTTACCACCAAAGATATAAAAGTAATTTGTTACTCCCTTTCGAGTAACTTCAAGAAGATTATCCGCCCGATGTTCTTTCCATTTGTACCCTCTGGACCAGAGCATTAGCTTAAGTACCGTAAGCACATTTCTTCGGAATGAACCTATGGTCTTACCGCACATGGCAAAGTTCTGATCAGAAAAAGTGAACATGGCCCACATAATAAAAGACAGTGCCATTGACACCGTCTTTCCTGAACGAATTGCTCCGTCTGCTATTATTCCATCTTTATCATGTACGGGAGAATTAGGAAGCCACCAGGTGAGTATCTTAAGCTGCTTGTTTGAAAAAGGTTTGAACTTAAATATAGCTTTCTTTACTCTTGCCATACATCATCAACCTTTCCTGTAAGTGCTTCCATAAAGCCATCATCTTCACTACTGTTATTGTCCGGATCATCACCTTTAATCTTAGCAGTATTAGCTTTCAGATTCTCAATACGCTGCTTCTGTTCCTCTGTGGCCAGCTCCCAGTTCTTGTGCAGCAGTTCATCATATTGCTTCATCATGCCTTCAAGAGTTTTCATGGCTCTTGACTGTGCATTTAGGAAAGTTGCATGTTTATCCCAGGCCTGCTGTACTTCCCATTTTTCACTACTTCCTGTATCGCTGTATCCTTCACCAATTTTAGTTGTTGTTATATCATCCTGGTCCTTCACATACATAAGCTTCTGTGCTCTGATAATAGCTGTGTACTGCAGTTGAATATTGTCCCAGAGAATATCAAGCGGGTCCATCTTTTCTATGGACTTCATGATCTCAGCTGTCTCAGCCGGAAGCCACTTAGAAAAGAAGCCATGCTTCTCCGAATTTTTGTTTTCAGGGGGAGCCCCACCATTATTTCCAATTGCATTTTTATTGCCCTTTGGTGCACCGCTACGTTTGGAACGTTCCGTATTTTCTATTTGGAGCGTTCCATTCAATTGCTGTTCCCATTTATCTTTATTCTTCCAACCCCTAATAGTACCAGCTGATAGATTAAGAATTTCGGCAATGTAAACTAAATCAATATTTCCGTCATGTTCTTTGTATATCTCAAAAGCTTTATCTCTGTCAGGACTTCTTGCTTTCGGCATCACCTCACCTCGCTTAGTTGTGTTGTTTTGGCGTATTAAAAATCTTGCGTATATTTCTGCACCTCTTATCCATACTAAGTATTAAACTTCGGGAAGGAGGTGTCACGTATGAAGATTACTTTTGATATGGACATAACCGTCCATATACTAATCGTTATTATTATCCTTACAAGCCTTTTTAGATAATAATATAAGCACTAACTCTCTATAAAGGAAAGAAAGGAGGAGAACCAATTGACGGACAAATTGCGTTAGTTGGTTACACAAGTAAAATAAATAAAAAATATTTACATAAAATATCATGATCCAACCTGGTTCAATGCCAGTTCTTTTACTTATTAACCCCTGTCTAAAACCAGTTCTCCTTAAATCATAAAAAAAGAACCCTCGTTAGAAGGTCCCTTAAACTCTTATAAATATTTCATTCATTTTTAGGATTCTCTTTTGGTTTATCTAGTGCAGATTTAAACTTTTCTTTTTGTTCATCATACTTCTTAATATCATAATCATACGCTTTTACAATTAAAGAATAAATTTCTTTTACTGCATAAATAAAACACACAATTCCGACTAATAAATACCCTAACTCGCTTATACTCATAAATCCATGGATAAACTTTTCATGGCCTAATAAATTAATAAATATACAATCTAACCCAATAATGAATGACAATGAAAAAATGCTAGACATGCAAAATAATATCGCACTATTCATTATTTTTTTAGCTTTATTGCTTATAATTCCTGTATTTTTTAGTCTTCCTATCATCTCTTCAGAAGATATGCTTAATAATATTCCTAATACTGTAAATGAAAAGCCCGCAAAAACAGAACTTATTGTGAATAAATTAAATTTGTAATCATAGATATTTGTTATATCATATTTTTTTATAAAATTAAATTGAATATTAATCGCTTCAACTATAAAAAATATAGCTAGCAGTATAATATTTTTTAATACAAAGCGATTTTTCAATCATATCACTCCCTTTGAAATCTTCCCGTAATTGTTGTGATTAAATCTTTATTTTCTCTGAATACTGTAATTAAAGCTTTCTTATGTTGTTCAGTCATTTCTTCAATACTAAACGGCACATTTTCTCCTTCTTCTCTATAGTGGGTCTTTATTTCTATAGGATAACCAAAATTTTCGTCAAACAAATCAAATTCTCTTAATTTTACTTTATTGCTTTTGGCTTTTATTTTAGATTTCTTATATACTCCAGCGCAAGACTTTAGCAGATCTAATAATGATTGTGATTCTTTCGTGTTGTTGGTTATACTTTCTCTTGCTGGAGGCTTTATTGTTATAGAAGTCCTTAAATTTCTTTCATTTAAAGTACCTATAACTTCATCGTCATCCCACCCAAGAATATTTTTTAATACACCTGTATCTGGAAGCGGTACTTCTATTTCAACACTTGTAATTTCTGATTTTTCTCCGTTATATATACTATTGATAGCCTCTGCATTGGGAATTGCTGTTAATTGTATTTCAAACTTTCCTGCGAATTTATCGACAGCTTGTGATAAAGCCTTTTCTGTAAGTGCGCCTCGTGCGGATACAAAAGAAAATATGCCAGTTGCAAAATCTAGGCTTCCATAAGTATATTGTTCAATTCCATTTTCATCTTCGCTTTTTCCTGGTAAGACATCTCCCTGCTCATAAGTATCATATTCTCTTTTTATTAAAGTGTTGCTTGGTCTTTGCTTACTTAGACGTACAAACATCTTCATTGTATTATATTCAAATATATCCATAATAGAATGCATAGTAGTACTATCAGGGGTTAAATCTAAAGTCTTATAATTGCTATGATCCACAGCATTTTCATGGATAATTTGCTCAAATAAATTTCTGAGATTTCTATAATCTACTTCGTTTTTGCTTTCAAATAATTTAACTTCAAAAAAATATACTTTTCGAGTAGCCAATTATATCACATCCTTTCTTTTCCATATTATCCCAATATGCAACATGTTTCAACACTGTATACTCGACATAATACGACAAAAGAAATACCTGCCAGATACCCCAGCAGGTATAAAAGGTTGTGTGGTTACAAAAAAGGGGGACTCTTTGCATCTTTCACCAATATCATTAAAACATAAAAAGTTGTCCTCTGAGTACCCCTCTTAATTTTTTTTAAAACTTTAAAAACCAAATCCATATGGATCTTTGCCGAATTTTTCATCAATCTCTTTGACTTTCTTCTGATTATCTCTTTCAAGTTGCTTTTGTTCCATTACTTCTGCAATTTCAACGGCTAGCGTATCTCCATGCTTTTGACGGTACTCTTCTTTCTTCAGTCGTTCCTCTAAAATGGTATGCGGCAATTCTTCGGGGCTTAGATTGACTTCCCATGTTTCTATCCTAACAATTTCCCAACCTTTGCCCAACTTATATAAAATCTGCAAATCCCGCTTGGAATCTTTATATTTATTGTGCTGCTTCCCGTCAATTTCTAACACAGTATGTAAGTCTGGGAGAAGGAAGTCAACTCTAAAATTCAATATTCTGTACTGAACTTTTGCACGAATTTTGTTTGCAACCAGAATTATTGCTGTCAATGCTTCCTCAGTACTTGCAAAGGCTGTTGGATGGGCATCGGTGTAATTGCTTACTACCTTAATCGCGGGTTTATAAAATTCAATGGGATGTATATTGTCAGTGGAATCTTCAATGCGTTTAACAGCCCTCTCAATCATCATTTTATTTTTCAATCGCCAATATTCAACTTGATCGATGCTGACCTGTTTTGCTAATACAGCTGCACATTCTTCACAATAACTCCTTTTGTATAGCCATTTATCATCCGTTTCTTTTCCGCAATTCCAGCATTTCATACTTGTTTCTCCTTTTTAGTGTCTTGCACATGGGGTTATAGATCTCCTTTTTTTAAAATTATCTATAATATTATTATAGATTAAAATTTGTATCCTGTGGGCTCTTTTTTTAAATTTTGTGAGATAATAGCCAGTAAAAAAATCTGCGCCGATCATAGTACATCTTTCTTCCGCAAGGCATATTCAAATTCATTTTCAGATAATTATATGTTACTCTCTCCGTAGTCACCGCCTTTAAAATCCAGCTATACAGCTCCGGATCTGCTTCAATTGCTGTCTGCTCTATAATCTCACATTTTGTTCGCAAATCTGCCCGTCTGGATGCCAGGAAAGCGGTACTGTCGGAAGTGTTGCTGCCGTGTGGGAGGCCATCTGTTATAATGGCCCCACTGTATCTGTGTTATACTTAAGCTCTTCCTGCCAATCACTGTACTGCATGCAGAAATGATATAATTCTAGGAACCGATGCTTGCTTATGTTGTATTTGCTTTTATTTATCGGTCTTATATTTGCTATGTCAATCACCTCCCAGCTAATCCCTTACAGTATGTAACCTGTTGATATTTAAAATCATCAATATCCCGTTGCTTATTTTTCTCGGCTTGGACCATTGCCTGGTACTTGGCGTACCGCTTCCGGTATTCCTGATAGTTCTCACATTTATCCTGGCATGCCGGCTCCCGGGTACTGCACCCATTACATGGTGGCAATGGCTGCTTCATCGGCATACACTCCTCTGTATTTATCAGCTATCCTGTTATACTCAGTCACATCTGTGAGGTCAATAATCTCTCCGTGCTCCATCCTATCTTTTAGTTTGGATACTTTGTTTGAATACGCATTCATGTCCGCCTTAAAACTTAATTCTGCGTGTCTCTGAAATGCTGTAAAGGCTTCACAGGAAGCATTTACTGTACCATCAAACTTGTATGCCGGATCTATATCATCGTGTGCCTTAACTGTATCTATAGCTATATCCAGTGCCTTTATATCATCATGCCAAATACTGTCAGGTGCTTCCTCTGCCTTTGCAAAATCCTCACTATTTTCTTTAAGGTTTTCCAGTTGGCTGACAACTTTATCTTTGGTCATTTTACCTGCTACCATATCCTGTACTGCAGCTTCAAATTTAGGATTAATAGTTGCTGGCTTTTTCTTCAGTGACTCATCTATGTAGATCTTAACTTCCGGAAGATCTCTTTTCATTAATCCTGATTTACCAGACATGTAATCTTCTTTGGTAATTATCTCGGAATTTCTCTTGCCTCCTGTATTGGTCACCGTAAAGCAGGTTACCCCAATATCTGTTACTCTGTACCAGCTGCCATTCCTGGTTACTGTGTCATACAGTTTTAAATCAAACTCTGTAGCCTTTTTCGTAACAATTTCTAATGCTCCGTAGTTCTGTCTAAGCTTATCTATGTGTTTTCCAACCCTTGTCTGGCTTCCAGTTGGGACGTTCAGTTTCTCAAAGATTTCTTTATTGTTCAGTCCCTTTTCAATTAAATCAATATAAGTCTCATCCGTATACTTTTTCTTTGCCATGATTTCATCCTCCTCATTCTCAATTGAACTTTTCAGTTCTTCAGTAAGTGCAACCACATCAATACCTCTTGCGCTTGCATCAAATGTAATTTCATCTATGATCTTTTTTAATTTTTCAAACTCCGTCAGGCCCCATCCGAACGCTTTGGCTGTTGCCGTCTGAAACAATAAATCAGATAACCCCAGGTAATCATCCTTTCCCTGGCAGTATCCTTTTTCTATACCTTTGCTGTATCCTTCCCGATAGGATTCTTCCATCAGCATGAAGCTCCTACCAGGTTTAATCCCTTTAGCTTTTCCCGCCTTGATTCCTTTTCCCATAGTTTTACCTCTGAATGTCCTAGTTTGTCTGTGTTGGCGGTTCTGCGTTATCTACATACGCCTTACACGTTATACATTTATCTATCAACTCTTCTGTTGACATTTCCATAAGTCCGTAACAGAATTTCCTGTTATCTTCCATACCGTACTCATGTGTTGAAATTTTTGCTATTTTGCAATCATCATCAAGTGACTTTCCCCTTAGTTCAGATCGTTCTCTAAGATTTTTCATGTTATTACCTCCGTAAAACTCTACTTCTGCAACCTTTTTCAGTTGCTTTTAAGAATGCAACCGATTATGGTTGTCCACCTCGCTTTTATATTTATCTATTCTTGCTTTTAAACTCTGCATTAACGATTCCTGAGTTGCACTCTTATCTTCAAGTGCCGTTATAACATCCTCATCTCTGCCACCTTCAACAACAAGATGGTGTATAATAACTTTCTCTTTCTGCCCCTGACGATGTAGTCTTGCGTTGGCCTGCTGATAAAGTTCTAATGACCAATTAAGGCCGAACCATATTACGTGATTTCCACCTTCCTGAAGATTAAGTCCATAAGCTGCGCTTGCTGGATGCGCAAGAAGAATATCAATCTGCCTGCTATTCCAATCGTCTGCATCTTGTGGAGTTTTTAGTTCCCTAACTTCAAGACCCATTTTGGCTGTAGCTTTCAGGATTCTCTGTTTATCGTGTTGAAAGTTATAAAACACAAGCGCCGGCTGGCCATTTAAAGCTTCCACCAGTTCTGTAAATGCTTCAAGCTTGCAGTTATGGATTTCTACTACTTCCCTATTTTCGTCATATACTGCCCCGTTACATAGCTGTAAAAGCTTATTTGTAAGCACTGCTGCTGAACCCGCATCAATGGTATTCTCATCGACAGTAAGCAGCATTTCTCTTTCCAGTTTCTCGTAAGCCTTTATGGCTTTATCATTAAGAACTACTGGAACAGTTACTGATAAACAGTCAGGCAGCTGTAAATAATCTTCCGCTTTCATGGAAACGCATATGTCTGAAATAGCTGCCTTTATTGCTTCCTCTGCTCCCGGTTTTGGTGCGTAACTGAAAACATGCTCCCTGTCTCTCTGATCAGGCTCAAAATACCTTTCACGATAATGGGTTATCTTTTTCCCAAGGCGCTCTCCTTTATCAAGAAGATACACCTGGGACCATAGATCCAGGAGTCCGTTTGGTGCTGGTGTACCAGTAAGACCTACAAATCTGTATATCTTATCTCTTACCCAGGTAAGGCTCTTAAATCTTTTCGCCTGGTGGCTTTTAAAGCTGGAAAACTCATCTACAATAACCATATCAAACGGCCACGCATTCCGGTAATATTCGACTAACCACGGTACGTTTTCCCGATTTATAACGTATATATCAGCAGGTGTATTTAATGCTCTGATTCTTTTACTTTGGCTTCCCAGTACCGTAATGACTCTTAGTAACTGTAAATGGTCCCATTTAGAAGCTTCTTTCCCCCATGTGGCTTCAGCTACCTTCTTCGGGGCTACTACAAGTATTTTACTAACTTCGAATCGGTTATACTTAAGGTCATTAATCGCAGTAAGAGTAATCACTGTTTTGCCAAGTCCCATATCAAGGAACAACCCTAAAGCTTTATCCGAAAGCATTCTGTTTATGCAATACCTTTGATACTCATGCGGTATAAACTTCATTCCGCCATCACCTCTTGGCAACAGGAAATAAACCGGTCTACATCGTCCTTACTGTATGCCACAATCACATCGCAGCCTAGCTTTTTAAGCTCCCTAATCTTGTTCTTCTGTAGGCTGGATAATCTGCCTGTCTCATTTTTCAGCTCTACAAAACAAATCTTCCCTTCCGGTAGCACCACAAGCCTATCTGGTACGCCTGCATTGCCCGGTGATTCAAATTTGTACGCCTTGCCCCCAAGTTCTTCACTCTTTGTCTCAAATATTCCTCTATTACTTTTTCTTTCATACTATTTCTCCTTTGGCACAGTTATTGCTACGCGCATACGCGTACACGTGCGTATCTTTTTACGCGTGTAGGCACGTCAGGCGCGCGTATATATGCCTATTTACCTATTTATTATTTATATAGATATATAATGTTGACAATGTTGACATATATAAATAAGTGTTTGTTTTTCAATCTTTTAACTGTAGACATTCTTGTCAACAATCTAATTTTTAATGTTGACAACGTTGACAAGAGAATGTTGACAAAATAAGTACTTTTTTAGAATGTTGACATTAGAATGTTGACAGTTTAATGTATCCTCTTTGGAATCCGTAAGGCCCAAACCTCCCATTTGTTTTTTGCTTGCTCCAGCCGGGTATAGTTGATAATATTTCATTGATTTCTCTGGTATCAGATTTCTTCATGAATTTAGCCTCCCCGTTAAAACATTCGCACCATATCTCTACTGCGCATATTTTATCTCTTGGCATCGTCTCGCCTCCGGTCCGATTAAATTCGCCACTCCAATAAAGTCGTCGTTCGCTGATATTTCTTCTATCCCAATCAGGAGGAATCTGTCTTTCTAGGAACTCAATTATAAGGCCTTCCTTACTGTTGCACTCTCTGTGTTCTTCCTGTTGCTTCATAGCTTCCTGTTCTACTTCTCCGGACATGTATAAGGGTTCTCCAAGTCTCCATACGGTAAAAGCTTCAGCCCATATCTGTTCTACTTCATCTTCAAGCTGGCTAAACACACTTTTGGTCGGCTCGTTAATTCCTACATCCACTGGCCAGAATCTTCTGTTTCCCGTTTTATCCCTTAAGAACTCACTGTCATTTGTAGTTCCGAAGAAAACGCATCTACGTGGAAAACTGGAAGTCCTGCGGCCATATGCTTCTCTGTATATATCCACTGTCTTAGATAGAAACTGCTTTACCGAATTGGTCTCTGATTTAGTAAGTCCATTCAGTTCACCTATTTCATTGATCCAGGTTCCCTGCACCATTTCTGAGGCTTCTTTACCTTCAAAAGTCTGCAAACTGTCAGAATACCAGCGTTTCCCTAAAAGTCGTAAGAATGTGCTTTTGCCAAGTCCCTGGGGTCCGGAAAAAATAGGCATATAGTCATATTTGATTCCGGGCACAATTACCCTGGCCACAGCTGCAGCTAAACTTTTTCTTATTACTGCTCTGGTATATTTATTATCTTCCGCCCCTAAGTAGTCTGAAAGCAAAGTGTCTAGGCGCTTAACTCCATCCCACTCAAGTTTGTTTAAATAGTCCTTTACGTCATTAATGGTATTCTTGTGTGCTACCAGTGCAGTCGCATCAAGCAGCTTCTCCTTACCCGTTATCCGGTATACTTTTTCTATGTAATGTCTGAGACCAGCATCATCTACATCCGTCCATTGCCGTCTTTCCTCTCTCTTGTCCCAGGGTAAGTTTCCTAATACCAGCCCCCTGTTTGCAAACTCATCAAAAGCAAGCTTTTCTTTAAGCAGAGGGTCATTCTCCAGTATGATAATGATATTATCGATTGTTTTATCCGGATTTCCTGACTGGGGTGCTACTGATAGAAGCTTAATCCAATTCTCCGTCTCTTTTGGAATCTGGCCGAAACTTTCTACAGCGTTATCATATCTTTCAGCATTAAGCAGCGCTGTTACATTTATATCAGAAACTGCAAATTGACACATAGCTGTGTAAGAAGGCAGTTTGTTTGTAGGAGTATCTGGTTTAGCTTCCTCGTCAAGTTCACCGAATTTATGAAGCCTTACCAAATCAAAAGCATTGCATAACCTTCCTCCTGCTGGGTCCGTAGCATGATGTGAGTAAATGAATTTACCGTTTTCATATATAACCGCTCCTCCCGTGGTAGATCCTCCGGTAAATGTAAATCGTTCCCCAATATCGCAGGGTTCATAGGTCCCTGGAATGAGTTCATCAATTACTTTGTATACATCGTATATCTTACAGAATGCCCCTACTACACCGTTCTTTTCTGTTGGATCTCCCTGTTTTTGTAGGAGCCTTTGGGTGCTTTGCAGTGTACCTGGTACCTGCGGCCACTCGGACATATTATGCCAGTCTCCATACATTGAGAGCACTCCATCAGCTGACAGCATGGGTTTATCACTGCAGGTGAAAAGGTATTTGCTGTCAGCACAGCAGCTTGGCCAATACATTAAACGTGATGCTTGGAATGTGGAAGGGTCGCATAGTTCTATGCCTATAATCCCTGCTATTTTTCTTGCTATTGGTTCATATTCATCAACTGTGACCGTCCTGTCAATTGGTAGTAGTATTCGAAGTCTTGGCCTAACTGGTTCATGTTTTCTAGTACTATAGATTGCATATCCGCACCCCAGCGATTCTATTCTGCATATAACATCATTAGTTGCCTCAGAAGGAATGTTATCAAGGTCAAGGGTAATTAAATCTCTCCCTGTTATATTAGCTGCTTTTCTCTGACCCTGTACCTGACCTCCTACAAATCCGCCAACATCTTTTAATTCATCCTGCTTTGATTTGGGCAGAGCAAGATAGGCTTCCAGTTTTTCTGTTCCTCTTACAGGTATTTTTAGTTTGTCTACAAATTCGCTCCACCACAGAGTCTGCTGTGGCCATGAAACTGATTTTCTGTTCCCTGCTGAGCTTATTTTAATTTGACGGTCATAATTCATAGCCGATTACTCCTTCTTATAGTAGTTTGTGGTAAATCCCTCTGCTTTTAAAATCAATCCCGGCGCCCATGGAATAGGTTCTCCCATGACTTGACACATGTTATCTATGTCAGCGTCTAAGTCATCGCATATCACTTCATCGTGAATGTGAAAAACCGGATGGTATCCCGCCTGAGAAAGTCTGGCGATACTTACCATGAGGCAGTCCCTTGCAATCGCCTGTACAATATTTTCAACAAGCTTTCCTCCGTAAGTATCCACCACCGTCCATTTTTTTGTCTGCTGATCCATGCCATAATAATGGATACTATCATTCCCCCATTGGTTAGGAGATAAGAAAGGTTTTACATAGAACAGCTTTCTTCCTGATGGCAGCATTACTGTTAAAAAGTCCTGACCTGTCCTGTAGTCCGCTTCTCTTGCGAAAATCAAATTTTTAACTCCCGCAGGCTGCCCGCTTTTCATTACTGAAATAGCCGCATTCTCAACTGCATACCAAAGGTCAACAATCCGTTTATTGGAACTTCTCCACCTTCTGACAATGTCCGGTAATTCTTCTTCTCCCAGTCCCATCTTCAGAGCCCCCATAGTAATTAATGCTCCGGAAGCACCCTGGTAACCAAGAGCAAGCTCCGCAATCTTTCCTTTCTGCCTTAGGGCGTATTCCGGATTGCCCTTTTTTATCTTCTCGATAGGTATACCAAACATTGCAGATGCGGAAGCCTCGTATATTTTTCCATGGGTAGCGAATACATCCAGTCTCCATTGCTCACCTGCTAACCAGGCAATAACCCTGGCTTCGATAGCTGAGAAGTCTGCTACATAAAATGTTTTGCCCTCTGCAGGTATAAAGGCTGTTCTTATCAGCTGTGAAAGCGTATCAGGGATATTCCCAAAGATAATTTTTAAATCTTCTAGCCGTTTTTTTCTTACAAGCTCCCTGGCCAGACCCAGCATATTATCATCCATGGAATTTCGGGGTAGATTCTGCACCTGCACCAATCTGCCGGCCCATCTTCCGGTCCTGTTCGCTCCGTAAAACTGTAACAACCCTCTTGCCCTTTCATCGGCACACATGGCCGTATCCATGGCAGTATATTTTTTTACCGAAGTCTTAGAAAGTTCCTGTCTTATTTCAAGCATGCGTCTTGCTGAATCGCTTTCTGTATCCTTTATTAAATCTTTTACGGTTTCCTTTCTCAGATTGTCTACTTCTTCCCCAGTTTCAACTTCAAGCCATTTAGTCAGTTGTTGTACACTTTTAGGATTATCCAGGCCAGATATTTCTACAGCCTCGGCCATTAGCTCCTGCGTAATCATTTCGCTGCACCTTAAGGCCCCGTCAATTAATTCTTTATCAAGGGCCACGCCCCTAGCATTAATAATCTGATCAAGCACCCATTCACTTTGCACTTCTTCTGGCACAGGGAAAGCTGAAAGGCGTTTCTCAATTTCCATTTCTGTCACTACGTCCTGAATGCAGTACTCTTTAAAAAGGTTCCACTTTTCAGGCTCATGTGCTGGCCAGTTTCTTTTTCTTCCACCGTTTGACTTTGTCGGTTTACAGGGAGTACAGAATAATTTTATCAGGGCTTTTCCTGTTGTAAGCTTTCTCTTGTCCTTTGGTAGTCCTAGTGCTTCACCTGTGGCTGCCAGTCCTGCTGTATATCCGCAATAAAGGCCGTGCAGCATAGTGCATTTCCATTGTTCAAGCGGTGAATTTCCATACTTATTTAGGCAGTACCACTCAAACGCTGCATTGTATGCATGCTTAATTACATTTGGATCCGCAAGTGCAAAGAGTACTTTCGGCGGAAATGTTTCTCCGCAAGCAAGATCGATAATCTTTACCGGCTCACCGTCAAAACTATAGGCAAATAGCAGTATCATAAAATCAGGGGACTGTACATACTTGTACAATCCCGCTTTTGTTATATCTACACTGCTGAAAGTTTCTATATCAACTGACATGTGCCTCATATTCCCATAACTCCTCCTGGAGCAATTGGCAATCCGGTTACTGGATCAATCTGCATTGCCGGCTGTTGAATCGGTGTTACTGGCTGCTGATATGTAGGCTGCATTGGTTGAACTGGGTGGCTGTAAGTCTGCGCGGGTTGTCCATAACTTTGAACTGGCTGCGCAACATTAGCACCGCCAAAAGCGGCCTCCGCAGAGATACCACCTCCTAAAGGCTCTCCATCCGAAACCTTCTGTACTGGTCCAAGTCCACAACCTATCCCCTTCTTTCCATTGCTGTTATATGGGAAGAACTGTACAGATACTCTGGCAAACATGCCGCTGTATACCTCACTTTGGTTTAGGATAGGCTGAATATTCATATCCACTACTGAAATCGGCTGCTTACTTGAAGCCGTAAATACCCAGTGCCCCTTGCATTCTGCCCCAAAAGGCATGCCATCACTCGGTCTGACACCGTCCCCGTCGTATACTGGTATTGCTAAAATAGGAGGTCTCTGTCCGCCCCACTTTTCAGAAATACCTGACTGAATAGCTGCATTGATTGCTTCATCAATTCTCTGTTTTGTAGCAATATCTGATTTTGGTACTAAAATAGTAGTGCTGTATTTTGGCTCCTGCCCTGGCTGATGTGCATAAGCCTGAAATAGGTGAGCATAGCTCAGACGAACTGTTCCTGTTGTTACTTGTGTTAAATTTGCCATAATTATTTATCCTCCGTATTCTTGAATGCCTCTTCCGGCGTTATTTTGTTTTGTATAGCTTCTCTTTTATCTGATTCTACGGCAAGCGCTGGCTTACCTTCCTTTTTAGTAACGTATTCCTCTAGGATCTCCTTAAATTGCTTTTTGCCAAGAAGATCCTCAACCTTAGTTAAAGTTATCGGTTCCCTCTTATATAGCATGGTTTCCTCTACGATTGCTCCGTCAATTAGTTTTTTAAACGCCGCATCTTGGTCAATAAATTCTCGGTTGCTGCGTCCCTCTACTGCTTTCCATCCTGGTATCAACCCACCAGAAAGGCAGGTGTTTAGCGCATATTCTTCAAGATTCTTTACCCATTTAGCAATATCTCTGGCTCTTTGCAGGATTGCCCCTACTTCTTCATTTGATATGAGAGGTGGCAACTTTCCCTTTTCAGGTTCCAGCTCCATATTAAAATCCATTCTTGCCCTGCAGAGTGATTTAGCTCTGCAAAACTTGCAGGCATATTCAGAAGGCGTAAATTCTCCTTCCCCATTAAAGGCTCTTAAGGCAACAGGTTTAATCAGCTCACCCCACATAAGTAATTCTGACTTTGAAATTTCATATTCTGATATGCTATCCAATCTTGGCTGAACTATTGTCATGCGTATTGTTTCGACAGGATAAAGAAATGAATATTCCATGTATGCACCAAGTGCATACAGCTTCATCTGCGGGTTGTCCTCTGCAGAAACCGGAACACCTTTTCCATATTTAAAATCAATTATATGCATCTTTCCCCCGCCGATTATAATGCAGTCAACGGTTCCAAATCCCTCTGGAACGAAAGCAGAAAAATTAATTTTCTTCTCTACCGCAATGTAAGGTGGTGATGTAAATCCATGTACTGTTTTCTCTATGTAGTCCAGGTATTCATCTGTAAAGCCCATCATTTCATTTTGGTACAAAGGCTTCTGCTGAAGCTTCTTAAGCGCGTTTTTAAACTTTGTAGGAGTCATCGGCTCTATAAACGTCTTTTTAACTTTGAGCTCCCCAATTTCATGAGCAAGGGAGCCTTCATCCGCATATTCTGAGGTCTGTTCCGGCAGAGTTTCTTCAAGCCTTGCTGAAGGTGTACAGGTCAGCCATCTGGCTGCTGCAGATGCGGACAGCAGGGCATGAGCTCTCTCCATATTTTCTTTTGCCATTAAAGTTTAGCCCCCATTTCCCTGAGTTTTGTTGCATAAGCCCCGTATTGTTCCTTTGCTAATTCAGTAAGCGCTGATACACCAAACGAGGTGAGCAGAGCAACAACTTCATTTCTCTTTCCAGCATCACATACCTGCATACCCGCCAGAGCAAGCTGCTCCATTGTATAAACGGTTTCTGTTACAGGTAATACATTTTGCTGCATAACCTGTGGTTGCGTCTGCATCTGAGGCTGCTGAGTTGGTACAGGTGTTGATACAGGCATTGTTGAAATCGGCTGCTGAACGAATGGAGCCTGTTGTCCCTGTGAAATAGCAGTATTTTGCTGAGCTGTTACAGGAATGGTCATTACTGGTGCTTCAGTTACGACAGGAACTGCCTTTGTTTGTTGCTCTGGCTTACTGCAATCTAATGCACTTGTCTTTTCAAGGTTCTTGATTGAGTCAGCTAATTTTGCCAGACTGCCGTCTGCGAGGGTCTGTGATAACTCATGAATGTTTAATTCAAAAATTGTTTTCATATATCTAATCTCCTTTAAATATTATTTAATGCATCTTGACAGTTTTTACTGTCTGATGTATTCTTAACTTGATTATTTGAATGTGCACTTACGTCTGAGGTTGCCGCCTCTGTAGGTGCTTTTTCTTTTATAACTTCAATCTGGCACTCAGTCCTGTTCCGTGTTCCATCCAACTTATTCACATTTCTATAAACACCTCCGTCTCATACACATCCTTTTCCTTGGCTTCCTGGTGACTTTGAACAAACATATCAATCCGGTTACCTTTAATGCCTCCACCAGTATCCTCTGCCACAAATGCTTGTCCATCTATGTACACTGTACTTCCCAGCGGAATTATATCCGGGTCCACACCGATGGTCCTCCCTGCAGTTGCTTTTGTCCCAGTCTTAGTAATACCATCTGCTTTGCCGCAACATTTTACGCAGCTGCAGTAATGAGTTATCTTGAACTTTCCTAAACTGACCAGTGCCGGCTTCTCCAGTTTTGTTACGGGATTTACTTCCGTCAGCTCTGGCTCCGTATACATCCTGTGGTACATAAGTGTGTTTAGTGTGTCGGTTTGCTGCATCTTCACTGTGTCCAGGTCCTGCTGCAGACTGTAGTCAGCATATACATTAATGCTTGTACAAATCACCAGGGTTCCGACAACCATAGCTGTGCACCGCTTTACTGCTGTTCTAACCCATCTACGGCGGTACCGTTCAATTCTGTCTGACATACCACTTCCTCCATTTCGATATACAATTCTTCTAACCTCTCATTGCAGCGGTCTAACTTTTTTACAGCTGCCTTTCGCGCTGTCTTAACCTTCTTCATTTCCTCACAGATTTCTTCTTTATTTCTCATGATTTTTCTTCTCCTTTTCTGATTCTAAAATCTTGTAAAACTCACTTGCTTTCATTTCCTTCCTGCATTCTAGCAATTCAAAACTGCATTCATGAGCTGACAACGAGCCATATAAATTTTCACCTATGTTAAATAATCTTGAAGAAAATCTACCCAAAACATGTAGGCCATAAGTAAAATACATTGGTTTATGCGGAATCGGCATGTCCTGTACTGTATAAACCCAATCTTTGCCTATGTCAGAATTACATTTGAACTGTTTTTCTCCGTATTCTCCATAGCCCTGTGTGAATTTCCTTCCAAAAACGTCTTTATCTTTTTCAGTTGGCAGTATGTATAGCTTTTTCTTTCTAGGAATAAATTCAGATGCTTCAATCCCATGCTTTTCTGCAAATGCATTGAATATACTGGTCATCTTCTTTGCTTCCTCTAAATACCTAAAATAGTCATTGTAGATTGGGCTGCCTTTTTCAATCTCAAAATATTTATCCATTATCTCCTCCCTAACCTCTATTTTTTCTGCGGCTCTCTTTAGCCATTTGCCTACGCTGCTTCCTGTTTGGACCTTTATGGGACTGTTGTGATTTGGCCCATTTTACAAGAGGAGTTCCTTTAGTCATATCTACCAACCCTCTATCCTGTCCATTTAGTTCCTGTTCAACTTCTTCACTAAATTCAACGGGAACGGGTTTAAACATTTCTTTGAACCTCTCATCCCTTTCAGAGAAACGTCTTGCAAGTTCTTTTTCCATTTCTGGACTCATTCTAAATAATTCTCCAGTGTTTACATTCATTTGCCTTACCTCCTCCCTACAATTAAAACCATTGCAGTGCGTATTCCATCATCAAGCTCTAGTTTCTTGAAACCTGGCACACATACTAGGTCCATGCCATAAGGGGCAACATACCCTCTTGCTATGGCCACCGCTTTTACTGCCTGGTTAACGGCTCCTGCTCCAATAGCTTGTACCTCTGCTTCTCGCCCTTCCTTAACCACCGCTGCGATTGCTCCTGCTAAGGAATTAGGATTTGACTCTGAAGATACTTTTAAAATTTCAGACTTAATTGACATACTTCTTACCTTCTTTCTTTAAACTTTCAATTATCTCTATATCAGAGGGCTTATGCTGCCCTGTTAGAGCTTTATAAATTCTGGTGCTTGTCAGAGAATCGCACCGCTCAATTTTGCGCTGCTGTATGTAGGTCATCGTTAGCACCATCCTCCTGTTTCCTGATAAACTCATCTAAGCTGTCTTTTCTGAATAACAGCTTTCGCCCGACCTTAAAATGAGGAATCTCATTTTTTCGTACACTTCTTACCAACGTGTCATAGCAAATATGTAAGTAAGCTGCTGCTTCACGACTGTCAAATATTTTGTTTTCCATATGATCCCCCTTATTGTTTTGGTAGTTGCTCAAATAACTTGTCATAATCTTGATCCGGGAAAAACGTGTTTCTAATTTTTTTTGCTTCAGACCAAGTGAAATCAGTTGTACCAGAAATTTTATTTCTCAGTGTTTTTTCTGATACATTCAATAGTTCTAATAAATCTGCTCTTGTTACATTTTTAGTCTGCATTACGTACTCTAAATAAGCTCGCATATTACCTCTCCTTTCTTTACCATTAACGGTAATTACAAATTCATTATATTACCATTTTCGGTAACAGTCAATCATAATTAAGAAAGTATTTTATCTTTTTCGGTAATTTTATATTGCGTTATATTTCCGTTAGTGGTAATATATTATCATCGTATAAAGGAAAGGAAATAAAAAATGGGAGTGGAATATTTAAGAATTAAAAAAAAGAATTAGGCATGACAAATGAAGAGCTGTCTAGGTTATCTGGTGTGCCACTCGGAACATTAAACAAAATATTTGCTGGGCAAACTACCGACCCAAAATTCGAAACGGTGAAAGCACTATGTAGTGCTTTAGGAATTAGTCTTTCTGAATTGGACAATTTTGAAAGTAATAATCAAGATAATGCAAGCAACTATTATTTAGATCCTGAAGCTGCAGAAATTGCTCAAGAGATATATGAGGACAAAGATTTACGAATGCTTTTTGATGCCTCTCGTAAGGTAAGCAAAAGTGATATACAGTTAGTGATTGATATGGTAAAAAGATTAAAGGGTGATGAATAATTGGAATATATACAGGTGCATCTTATCGACATGCCTACCACAATAAGAGGCCTAACAATATATAATAGTGACGATAGCTTTACAATTTTTATTAATGCCAGGCTAAACTCAGAAACTCAGATAAAAGCATACGACCATGAGATGGAGCATATCAACAATAGAGATTATAATCAAATGTACAGCGTTGATATTTTAGAATCACTTAGGCATGTAGGATAATTTTTTTAATTCGTCAAAATACGACAGCATTAATTTATTAAAAAGTGTAGTATAAATATGTATTTTAATAAATTAAGGAGAAAATTATGAAAAAGAAAAAATTATTACACGTTATCGTTATTATTGCGTTATGTATTTGTATGCCAGTTGTTGTTCTTGCGCATTCAGGCCGTACAGATTCAGCAGGAGGGCATCATGATTATAAAAATGTTAGCGGTTTAGGAAGCTATCATTATCATTGTGGTGGTCACCCAGCACATTTGCACAAAAATGGAGTTTGCCCTTATAGTTCTAGTTCTGTGGCAAAATCAACTACTAAATCTGTAACTACAACAAATTATAATAAACCTTCTTTTCCCGTTGTAGTTAATGGAACTAATTTAAATAATACAACTTCAAATTACGGGCCAGTAGTTATTAACGATGTAACTTATGTTCCCCTTTCATCTGAAGTTATAAAAGCATTAGGCTTAACAGGAGGATGGGTAGATTCAAACACTGGATTAGTATTGAATTCTAATTAAAATAACAAAACAAAAGCTCCCATCACTGGGAGCTAATGCATATAGGTTGTAATGATACAAACCTATGACTCGCAATCATATTGTATCATTACCACCCTTAAAATACAACTATTTAAGGGTATTTTTATACCCTAAATCAAATACCAAGGAGGTAATGACATGCCTGGAACTTATAGAAAGAGAGGGAAAGATTCATATCTTTTAGAAGTGTGCATCGGCACCGACTATACTGGCAAGCCCAACAGATACAACACAACTGTGCACTGCAAGTCACCTAAGGAGGCCGATAAAGCACTTGCCAAATTTTATGCTGAATGCGAAGCAGGCAACTATGCTAAGGAAAGCAATTTTACTATAGGGCAACTTTGCGACCTTTACATGAAAGAACATGCTAAGCACAGCGTAAAAGCATCCACCTATAGCAAATATGAAGTATTAATCAGGAACCAGATTAAGCCATACATTGAGAAAAGGAAAGCAAACAAGGCTACTGTATTGCAATTGCAGCAATGGGTTAATAATTTATATGAAAGTGGTCTTTCTAATAAAAGCGTTCATTGTGCGTTTTCACTTTTACGTACCATATTTACTACGGCAAAGAAATGGCAGCTTATATCTGTAAATCCCTGTGAGGATGTAACATTAAAGCCGCTAAGAGCAGCAGAGGCCGACTTTTATAATCGTACTGAAGTATTAATTTTAATTGATAAAATCATGGCTCTTGATACTGACGAGCTAACTTACAAAGTGGCTATTATGCTAGACTTATTTACTGGATTAAGAGCTAGTGAAATATGTGGATTAAAATGGGAAGACATTAACTGGAGTGAGAAAAGCCTGACTGTTGAAAGGAACAGATCCTATGTGCATGGTTTTGGCATTGTTGAAGATTCACCTAAGACTAAAAAGAGTCAACGAACAATTTCAATTCCCGAGCTGTGCACGAAGCTACTGAAAGAGTATCAATTGTACCAGAAGAAAGAAAAAATCAGGCTTGGTTCAAAATGGAACGATTCAAGCTATATTTTTGTTAATGAATTTGGAGAACCAATTTTTCCAAGAAATATAAACAGATGGTTCCCCAATTTCATAAAAAGAGAAGGTCTTAGAAAAATCACCTTCCACCAATTAAGGCATACTCATACTTCTATCCTGGATTATCTTGGAGTAAGTGAGGTACAAATAAGTAAAAGGTTGGGACACAGTCAGCTGTCTACAACCAGAAATACCTATACTCATATCTTCAATAATTCTGATCAGGAAGCAGCTCAAAAGATGGATGATTATTTCTCAAAACTCATCAGTCAAAAATAACTTTTACGACAATTTTACGACAAACAACAATATTAAAAAAATAACCGTTGAAATTTCAACGGTTTTGTGGTGGAGATGAGGAGAGTCGAACTCCTGTCCGAAAGCATTTCCACATGAATTTCTCCGAGCGCAGCCAATGTTTTATTGTTTCGCTTCTCCGATCGCCCGTTGGCAGGCTATCAGGTCCGCTATCCTATTAGTCCCCTGTGCTACTAGGAGCTCACACAGAGTTTTCCCGTATGTCGACGCCGGATCCATGCACCTACGGGTGAATGCAGGCCGACGACGCTACCGCTGTGCGCGGCGCTGAACTATGCAGCTAATGCGTAATTGTTATTATTTTTAGCGTTTATATTTAACGTGCCATTTTTAACGCAGACTTGGCAAACTGCGGCTCGCTTATCAGGCTTCTACACCCCCGTCGAAACCTTTACATCCCCATAACCTAATAAATCTTCTTCACCTCCGGCTTTTCTTCCAGAAATATAGAAGTAGCTTTAATCATCAGTGGGACATAAGTCACAACGAATAAAAACTTTGCACCACATTTCACTGGCTTTTTTGCTTTATCAGAAAGAGAAGCACCAATTACTACTCCCATTGAACATAAGCACACTTTCATAAGTGCCATATCTTTCCAGTTTGCCCTTTTAATATATCGGTCAGCATAGCTAAGTAAATCTTTCATAATTAACCTCTTTTCTTACTGTATGAAAATATAACTTCTACCGATTATTCTGTGCAAAGATCTGTTTTTTTATTTATTGTTCTTAATAAAATTATACACAATAACTGTACAAAAGCAATATAAATCTCTATTATTTTAAGCGTTAATATTTATCTAAAAATAATGGCTTATTTTGTCATCAATAACTTTAAGAATTTCCTCATAACCATTTATACATTCCCAGTCATCTGCTATATAGTACTTTACAACATCATAAATCATGTTTTTATAATTTTGTAATACTTCCTCTTTGGAGGCGCCCTTTTTCTTCATCTGATTCACATCATATTCTGCATATTCTACTTTAATCTTACATCTTTTCTTTTCATTTCCATCTGTTACATCATAAACTGAAATGTCACAATTAGTATAAAAGGGAGAATCTGGTATAATTTTTATTTTTCTCATTGCTGTTTCTCCTTTGGTAAAATGATATAAAAAGGCACCTTTATTTAAAGTGCCTTTCAAGTCTAATAATTTTTTGCTTCTCTTCTGACTGCCTGCTGCATCCTTCTGTCGGCATCCTTACGGGCAATATCTTCACGCTTATCGTAGTTTTTCTTTCCTCTGGCTACGGCAAGTTCCATCTTAGCTTTTCCCTGCTGATTTATATAAACATTCAGAGGGACCAGAGTCAGGCCTTTTAATGTAATTAATCCGATTAATTTTCGGATTTCCTGCTTGTGCAGCAAAAGCTTTCTCGGCCTGATTGGATCTACATTGAAACGGTTTCCCTGCTCATATGGACTTATATTCATCCCATAAATAATAAGTTCACCGTTTTCTATTTTGGCATAGCTCTCTTTAATGTTTATCTTTCCCTTACGGATGGATTTTATCTCTGTTCCCGTAAGTACCATTCCAGCCTCATAAACTTCCTCTATGAAATAATCATGCCTTGCTTTTTTATTATTAGCAATTATTTTTTTTCTTTCATAATTTTTGCTCTCCTTTCGAAGGGCGTTTTTTGCTTTACTATTTCCCTTTGGTTAAACGTCCCTGTATTACTTAAACGTTCTTATCTCATTGAATGGATACAGCCTTACAAAAGCTTTCCCCAGGACATCATCAATTTTGACACATCCTACTTCGTCCAACCTGCTGTCAATGCTGACAAGTCTGTTGTCCCCCATTACAAACATCTCGCCTTTTGGAATCTTTAGATTTTCAATATCCCCATCGGTATATCCATCTTTTGTATACTTCTCTGTAAGCATTTTATCATTGATATAAACATTACCTTCTTTTATAGTAATTGTTTCTCCCGGCAATCCGATAACTCTCTTAATCAGCATTTTTTCTTTGCCGTTTTCAAGTTTTAAGCCAGTGTGGAACACAATGATGTCCCCTCTCTTAGGCTGTCCAAAGTTATAAGCCTGCTTATTTAATAATATATAATTATTTTCATACAATGTAGGCTGCATGGATGATTCCTTTACAATGGTCGGTTTTATAAACTGCATAATGATAAATGCAATTATTACTGCTATTAGTACTTCTTTAATTAATCCTTTCAT